CCAAACCTCTACTGTAACCCGCAACTGCGAACCAAGGATAAGATACATTGTCAGTTAAGGCAATATTCTTAACAACCTCACCTGTTGGTGGGATATATAATTGAGTTGCGTTATCTGTGTCTCTTACTTGAATCCAAGGCCAATATGTGGCTGAATAGTTAGAATCAACCGCAATACCGTCTAAATCGTCAATAACGTTAGTTGCATCAGTTTCATTTGGGGCTCCGATAATATAAATTGAATCCGCTCTATCGGTTTCAATCATGTCAATTGCTTGAGTTGTTAATGAACTATGGTCGTAGAAGTTAATACCTGGAGTTGCGAATACGTTAATATCTATTGCTTCAGGGTTTGCATATGTTTGAATTCCTTCTAAATAAGCATAATAATCGGAGTTTCCATTTGCAGTGTCAAACAATCCACCATTTGTTGTAAGACCTGAAATGTATGTTGTTTTTCCAAATATATACGCATCTCCATATGTTCTTTCTTGTCTGTAGATATCCCAACCATCAAAACCACCACATACTGCAAATGTAAATTTACGGAAGTTAATACTATCTAATTTACCTTTATCGGTACCTTCTAAATCATAAGGTGTTGTTTGGTACATTAATCCTGAAACTGTATTTCCAGTTATTGTAGCTGCGTTTATAGATAAGTGAAATCCGTCTGTTGATCCTTTTTGAGTTGCTTCTGTTGAACATTTATATTTAAACAAATCGGAGTCAAAATTAAAATTACCATCAGAAGATAAACCTAAAGATGTTTTTCTAAATTTATCACCATTACTTGTTATGTCATCATAAATTGTTTCACCAGAATCAAAAAATTCAGTTTTATAAAGAACACTACCTAATGTTGTTGAACCTGATAAAGTTGCATTTGTAAAACCTTTAAATCCTGCAGGAAATGCATTTGATGGTGCGTTAGAGTCCATAAGTAACATAATGTATTTAGAATTCAAAGTATACTCACCAGTTGATGTACCTATTTTTCTAGCAACATATCCTGCAACGTCTGGATTCATTGAACATCTTGAGAATTTTTCCAAAACAACCATGTTTTCATCGGAATCATTAAAATCTCTAACTAATATATCAAATTCACCTGTTTCAATATTAATATTTTGAATTGTGATTTTAATTTCCTGATTTGCGGCGTTTCCGTCAGAAATTGTAATAACATCAAATAAATCATCAACTTTACCACCACGAACTTCAGAAACCACAGTAGGTGACTTTGGTGTATCCCAAGTATTTGAGAAGTTGTCACCTTCCGCATTATATACTTCAGTTAGGCTTAAACCTCTAATTAAACCTTGATTATATAAGTTTTTTGTTAAGTTCGGATAAACTTCGTGAACATATAATGGAACATCGTTACCATCTTTATCATATGGACTTGTTCCTAAAACTTTAGTTATGTATTTTGTTGACGTTGAATCTAAACTACACGTGAAAACCTTAGCACCTGTAGTTCCTGTAACATAAATATTAAATTCCGATAATGGGTCACTTGTTAACGTTGCCCCACTAATAGTAAAAGATGTGTTTCCAGTAACTTGAAAATTTAAAGATTCTTGTGAATAATTTCCTCTTGATCTTAATGCCGCCATAACAATTTCCTTATCATATACTGAAGTTGCGGTATATGTATATTTTGTTGTGGTAAAATCCATAGTACTAGCGGCATAAACAAATAAGTAACCATACACTTCGGTACCGTTAGTATTAGTGAATACGTTATTCCAATTTTTTATAGTTGCGGTTCCAATAGGACTTGTTTTTTGATTTCCCGTTAAACCTGATGTTGCCGATAATGGAACATTTCCGATTGTAAACCAATCACCTGTTGCTAAACCACTACCATAATTAGTAACAATATAATCTGTAACCGTTGTACCAGTTGAATTGGTTTTACCAGATAATGAACTATAAAAAGTACTATATGTTGGGTTTACAATGTCCACAGCTGTTGGTGTTGTAATACCTATAGTTGAACTTGGAGTTTGTGTTAAGTCAACAGATATACCACCTATTGTTTTAATGCCGAATGTTTTTCCTGCTTTATAACCTGTTTTACCTAATACTCTTGTTACAAATAATTGGTTTGACTCTTGTAAATAAGATTTTGCGACATAACCTAATTCATATTTTGGATTACCTCCACCGTCTTTTTCAGGTGATGTTGGTCCGAAATATGTTTTAAATTCGTCAAAATTTGAAATTAATATTGGTTCATTAGCTGGACCTTTTAAGGTTTCTCCCACTAATCCCAATGTTGTAACACCTATACTTTGTGCTACGAATGTTAAATCTTTCTCTGATGTATAAACACCAGGAGACACGAAAACTCTGTTATTACTTGCCATTGATTTTTGTTTGGTTAAATTGTTTTTATTACTTATCTAATAAATATCTTTGTTTTTACCAAAGATTTCCTAACTTTTATTAAAAAGATAGTTATTTATCTTTAATTATCTTTTATATGGAAAACAAACAAAAAAATGTCAAAATAGGTGAGAAACACCACGAAATGTTAAAAAATTATTGTGATAAAAATGGATTAAAAATTTATAAAGTGTTGGAAAAACACATTGAGGAACTTTGTAAACCTAAAAAGAAAGACATTTATGGGGACGATTAGTATAAATAAGATATACTAATTTTTGAACCCACGATTGGGTTATTAATATATGTGATTTCTTTATCTCCCGTAATATCAAAACCAATTGAATCTTCTTCAGCTAAACCATTGGTTTCCACGGTTATTAAACTATTGATAGAATTATTTAAATTAAAAACTCTTGATGAGGTGTATATGAACTCCTCTTTTTCAAATTGTAATAACTTACCCTTATTGTCTAAAATTACGCTATTGGTTCCTTTATAAAATTGTACTGTTATTACCGAATTCTTTATGGGTGGGGTAAAAAATGTAATTGTACTTGTGAAATTTATAAATGTAAAATTTAAATCTCTTATTTGACCAATACCATTCATTGAAACCGAAAATAGAGTTCCGATGTTAGTACCCACACTAAAATTAGTTTGAGTTCCGTCCGCAATAAAACTGACCGTTGTTATGTTAACAGCTAAATTTTGACTCTGACTTGAAACTACATTATCTTTTATAAATTCGTACATTGGTTATGGTTTAATACAAATATCCTACGGATATGTTTGAATTTACGGATGGTTTATCTGATAATATAATGAATGAACTATCATCTGAAACTATGAAACCTATACCTTCTTGTTCTGCCAATCCATTAATCTCAACAGTAATTACACTATTAATCATTTGATTTGTGTCGAACATGGGTCTATTAATATCACCGTTAAATAAAGGTTCGGTTCCTGTGTATTGAAATTCTTCTCTAACAAAACTAAAAATTCTACCTGAGGTCCCAACTATTCTACTATTCTTACTTTTATAATAGACAATGGTAATTTTACTTCCGGCGGTTGGAATATATGGAGAAACAAATTCTATTTTTGAGGTGTAAGCGATATGTAAGTAATTTACATTCTTTGTTTGTAATACATCGTTTATATAAACACCGAATAATGTACCAATACTTTCCCCAACATCAAAAACACTTTGGAGTCCGTCCCCAACTAAATTTACCGTTTGTATTAATTCATTAGAGTTCACAACTTTCTTAACATTAAATTTTGGGTTGTCTTTTATAAACTCAAACATTGTAAACAATCTATTGATTGCAGGTTTAACTTGAAACTCTTCACTATCAATCAAATAACCCAACATTGTAAATTGGTAATTCTGAACATAAAATCTACGTCCGTCAATTGTTTCAATTGGACTATTATCTTCAATCTTATCAAGAACAATAGGGATATAATGTCCTTTAACCATTGTGTAATCTTGTCTTGATGCAAAGTGACGTAATATGATTTTATTAAATTTGTTTAAATCTCTGAATTTATTACATATAATTGTTACATCATATGTAATATCCACGGGAATAGGTTGTGGGATTGTGTATATATCCGCACCCAATTGTGAACCATTCCAATTTGGAACTGACGCATAATAAACTTGATACCTATCAGGTATTGTTCTTTGAACTGCCGGATTTGTTCCAAATTGAACATCGGGTTTTCTAATCGTAGCAATAAATGGAAGTTGCATATTCCCGTCGTCGTCGGTAAATGACCAATTCTGCATAAACTCACCCCATCTTTGTATTGTTAGAATTTTATCTATAATTGGGATTTGTTTACCATCAGTTACAACTTTAAATGTTTTCGTAACATAATCTAACATACCCCTATCTAAATCATCGTGTAATATAGAATCGGGAAGATTCGTATCTGATTTGGTAATATTATCCAAAAGTTCCTGTCTCCTTTTAGTGAGTTCATTTCCTTTATAGATTTCAATATTTGTTTTTCTTTTAGGTATTCCCATGTTATACTCCTCTAAATGTATTGTCTTGTATTGGTGTACATACAATGTTTCTATAATATGGTTTGTAACCAAACATATTATGCTTATTATCTGATGTTACTTTTCCGTCGTTTGAAACGTTATAATATCTTGTTCTTGTTTCAGATTCAGGGTATCCAATAAAATCTCCGTATTTTATATCAACCTTTAATTCTTCCAAATGTTTTATATAAACTGATAATGTCATATTACCCGGTTCGTTGTATCTTAATAATCCACCTTTATATGAACTGTTCTTTGGTTCCTCTATTTTAACCAATGCATAAAACTCAATTGGTGGGAAATATTTAATTTCATCTACCCCAACTTCAGCGTAAACGTCGTCGTTTTCTGTTTTTTGTTTATCTACACGATATAACACCAATTTTATTCCCAAATCACCATGAAGGTATTCCTGACCCATTTGAATATTTAAATCAAAGTCATCCTGAGAAAGGAATTTGGACATTCTCGTAATAGGTAGTTTATTATTCATATCCTTATAAATAGTTTAATCTTTCATTCTATTTAGTTATATTATATATATTATATGGAGATAAAAATTCCCGAGATTGAAGCGAGAACTATATTATTAACTTACGAAGGTTCCAATAACCAATTATTGGATTGGAAAAGAAAGATAGATGAGGTTAAAAATTTTAAGTTAACAAGACCTCAAGCTGAATATGTAATGAAATATTACGAATTGAGTCCAAAGGTTGCTAGAAAATACATTAATTTGGTTTCCACATTTGGAGAAAAAATTATGGAAGAAAGATTATTACCTGTCCCTCCTGAAAAAATTTGGTGTGAAAAATTGTTATGTGAATCTGATAAAGCGTTTCACATATGGGGTAAAGTTTTAGATAGTGACCAAATGAGTGCGATGTGGTTACCTAAGTCTGCTATTGTTCAAGATGAGAAAAAGTTAAATCGTGTAATTGATTATAGTCCGTATGATAATCGTCCTCCTATGGAACACCAAAAGGTTGCCATTGAGAAGTTATTAGCAAACAATAAGTTTATATTGGCTGATGATATGGGTTTAGGAAAAACTACGGCCGCGGTTATTGCGTCAATGGAAAGTGGCGCAAAGAAAGTTTTGATTGTTTGTCCCGCTTCACTTAAAATAAATTGGGATAGAGAGATTAAAAATTACACCGATAGAAAAGTTTTAATTGTTGAAGGTCGTAAATGGGGGTCTACTTTTGATTACTATATTATCAATTATGATATATTAAAAAATTATCACACCACAGAAAAAAGTGAAGATAGTGACGATTATAAATTATTGGTAAATGAAAAGTTTGATTTAGCAATTGTGGATGAAGCACATTACGTTAGTAATAGTACTGCAAACAGAACTCGTTTATTAAATGATGTATTGGAAACCATACCACGAGTTTGGTTATTAACAGGAACCCCAATGACGTCAAGACCAATTAACTATTTTAATTTATTAAAGATTGTTGATTCACCTTTAACATTGAATTGGCAATCTTATGTTCGTCGTTATTGTAAAGGTTATCAATTCACAGTTGGAAATAGAAAAGTGTGGAACACAAGTGGCGCAAGTAATTTGGATGAGTTAAGAGAAAGAACAAAGTCATATGTTCTTCGTAGAATGAAAACAGATATTTTAGATTTACCTGAAAAAATTGTTACACCTGTATTTGTAGAGTTAAGTAGTAAAATGTATGATGAGGAGTTAGAAGAGTTTACAAGAATTAGTAATGATAAGAAGGACAATGAAACTATTAGTGTTACCTTAAATCGTTTAATGAAAATTAGACAACTTATTGCTTACGAAAAAATTCCATATACTTGTGAGATTATAGACAAATGTTTAGACCAAGGAAAGAAAGTAATTGTATTCACCAACTTTACAATGTCATTAGATATGTTACATGAGAAATACAAAAAGAACTCTGTAATATTAAATGGTAGTATGTCTAAAGAAAAGAAACAAGAGAGTGTTGATAGATTTCAAAATGAAGATAAGGTAAAAATATTTATCTCAAATATTATTGCTGGTGGTGTTGGTATTACATTAACTGCAGGTGAGGTTGTTGTAATGAATGATTTATCATTTGTACCAGCTCATCATAGTCAAGCTGAAGATAGAGCATATCGTTACGGACAACAGAATAGTGTGTTAGTTTATTATCCCGTGTTTGAGAAT